GGGTCCACCTCCCCTGGTACACCTAGCATTTTGGCCGCTTGGGTGATGTTCTCCTTGATCTGGAGTGCCTCTGGATCATCACTCAGGGAGACCCGAGTGTACATAATCTTTTGTTTTTCCAGAAGTTTTTCCAGTTTAGAAATGTGTTCATACTTATCTTCATCCGACATGGAGGGAAACTTCATGATGTCACCATAGATGTCTTCTTGAAGTTCATTGATCTCAACTAGAGATGCACGAACATACTCACTGTCAAGAAAACTCATAACAATTTCTCCTTTAGGATTCTTTTAAATTTGAACACATCGATATTTAGGAAGGGCTCGTACTTCTTCATTTTGAGGGAAACCGTACTCCAGATAGGATCATCCAGTTTCTTATCAAAACGTTTTACGAAGCCCAGAATCTTGTCCAGAATGATGAGTGTCTCGATTGAGATCTCCTTTCTCAAATAAGCTTTCAAGATCTTCGGGTGTTGGCCTTCAGTATGGAAGTAACTGTCGAAATTATCTCTTGTAAGGATTCCTTCAACTTCGTTTCCGAATAGGTAGGACAAGGATTGGTTTCGTTTTTGCCATTCTTTGAAGTTGGTTTCTCCATTTTGGATAATCTCTCCTATCCAGACTTTACCAGGATCTTCACTAGAAATAAAGTTTGCGATGAAATACTGTATGATTTCATCATCATCTTTTTTCCTTGACATCCTCTCAAAAAAATATCTGTCACGTCTCTTGTTAAAAGACGCAACAGATGCACGGGATCTTCCACCGTATTTTACATAATCATAACTTTCCTTGGTGAAGTGATTCTTCATCGCAAGATAAGTTTTGTAGCAATCAAAGGGTGACACTTTCACAGGGGCAATCGTGCGCGGGATGTACGTTTAAGGAAGTTTAGTTCAATAGCCTCTGCTTTGATTTTTTCTTTGAGAGGCTTACTGATCAGTTTAGAGACAGATTCGATTTCGATCTTATTCTCTTCACAATAAAAAACAATCGCGTCAATGTAGTTCAAATCTTCTGTGTCTCGAACTAGTTCTTCAATATCTTTAGTGAATTTTGTCTGACACAAAAACTTTTCTTTAAGTGCCTTGTCCAGGTCTTTATTCATTGGAGAGCTGATGAGTAACAAAACTTTTGTACATTGAACTTACACAAATATAACCTTTTTCTATCAGATTGTCAATTAAAGTTAAACGAAAGTGAAATTCTTGGATCTTCATTATGACCCACTTCTACCATATGTCTAACAGAAGATTTAAAAATAACAAGAAGACCTTCTTTTGGTTCAATCGGGAATGTCATGCAATTATATCCCGTATAATTTGTAATATTATGTAGGGGCATCATCTCATTCTCATTACTGTATAGTAAGAGATTCCCTGATCCAACTGGAGCCGAAACATAATAGACACAACTAAAAATATTTCTAGCATGAACATGACCTTCTTGAAAGTTTCCTTTCAAAGAAACGTTGTACCAAGACTCGGACATTTTGTAGTCGTAATCAGAATCAAAAAATCTGGCAAACTTACGAACTTTATCTGTCACTGCATCAATCACTTCTGAAAATGCAGGATCATCTCTAAGATCTAGTGTTCCAAGAGAGTTGAGTGTATTACAACTCCAGTTTTCACCACCATTATCAACTTTGGAAGATAATTCGGTTACCCTATCAGAGATTTTTTTATTCTCTACACTATCCAGGAGACTTGGAGATGTGAAAACACATGTTGGAAATAGAGTTGTGATGTTGTCACCTGATTCCATGATTAAGAACAAACTCCTTAATGTATTTTACCAACAACTTGATGTATTCATCTTTGTTTCTCTTGTCATAGACTTTAACTTCACCAGATGAAGTTGTCATGATAGTGATCAACTTCTTAACAGGAATACCAGTCATCTCATAGTACATACATGCGTATGCAGTTTCTTGAACGAAGTAGTTTTCTAACCACTTCTCTGGTTTAATTTTGTCTGAAGTTTTAAAGTCAATGATAGCAAGCTCTCCATCATACTCCGCAATACAATCAACACGACCAGCAATACCGAAGTACTCAGAATAAAGGGTACGCTCAATAGCATGTATATTATTAATGCGATCAAGGAATGGTTTCGCGGAGTGGAACATGAACTGTGTGGCTGGGAGGTGGTTATCCCAGAGGAGTTCTTTACCTTCAAGATAAGACTGCGCCGCTTCATGGAAATCAGTACCACGGGTTGTAGCTTTCTTAGTTATGCGATTGGCTTCTTCCTCACCGACTTTCTTTCTCCAGTTGATGAAAGTCTGTCGATTATAAAAAGAGGTGACTGAAGTGATTGAAGGCACCCAGTCACCATTTGGAAGAAGATAGAGACGACAACCTGTGGTTTCTTTTTTCTCTAGTTCAACGTCACCAAGATAATTATGATAAATTCTTTGCATTAGAGACCTAAAGCCATTTTCTTCATGATGTACTCGCGGACTAAACCAGAACGAACAATATCATCAACACCAAATTCAACCATTTCAAAGGTCTCAGGCATTTGTTCAATGATTTTCATGAAATCAAGGATACCATTCTTTTCATAAGTTTTCTGAAGGTCAGTTTGAACTGCGTCACCACAGAACATGATCTTACAGTTATCACCCACACGAGTAATTATACTATCAAGTTCGTGAAAATTCAAGTTCTGACATTCATCGATCAAGAGAATCGAATCGTCAAAAGTTGTACCACGAAGGAATGATGTGGACCAGAACGAAATAGTTTCCTGAGACTTGAGGTTACCATAGAGCATTTCAAAGTCAGCATCAGATGGCATTTCGAACATGTACTTAACCATGTTCTTGTATGGAATCTGATAGAGAGCTGATTTATCTTCATGATCTCCAGGAAGAAAACCAATTTCTCTTGTAGCAACTAGAGAACGAACGATGTAAATCTTTTTATAAGGAGTGTACTCATTTAGTACATCTTGAAGTGCAAGATACAGTGCGACAAATGTTTTACCTGTACCTGCACATCCATAAGTAAAGATGTTCTTACCTTCTCTATATGCATCAAACAGTTTGGTTTGGTTGTCAGTAAGAGGTTCAATGTCTACCAGGAAATCATTGTTAATTGGTTTTTTGCGTTTCAATTGTTTCGCGGTCATACCAATGCCAATTGGTTCAGAAGACTTCCTTTTTCTTGCCATACTAGGTGATTTTTTTAACTTTAGAGCCAGGTTGTTTCGATGCCGAATGGAGAACTTCATTCCAGCCTGGATTCTTGGAAATCAGTTTATTTCTCCAGTCACCCACCTCTGTGGCCATGGGAGCGGTAGAAGGATCAGACCAGTCTCTAATCCAGCCTGGGTTATCTTCTAACCATTGATCCCAGACCGTGAAACTCATTGTCACTTCTTTTTGTTCACCAGTTTCTACATGAATAACGGGGTATGTTGGCATAATAATCGAAGGGGGTGAATTTATTTAGAATGTCAATAGAAAGCGTGCCATCCAGTAGCGATATATTTGGTTTGTGTTGAACTAACAATGCCGTGATGGATGTGTGTGAAGTATGCTGGCCAAATAACCAACCGACCTTCTACTGGTTGAACATTGAGATCATAAGACGGAAATCTAGTTTCTCCCCCATCAGTCACAGTGTTCAAGTAAAACATCCAAGCAAGAACCCTAGGATTTCCTGATGAATCCGATTCACAATGAGGGTTGTGAAATCCTTGACCAGGTAGATACTTTTGAATGTTAAAAGAAGGGAAGACAGTCCAGTTGTTAATAGAGTCTACCTCTGGATACTCCGTACAATACATTTCTGTTCCTTCAGCCAAACCATCACTCAGAGAGTTTGTTAATTCACTGCCCTCAAAAAAGGAAAGAGTCAAATCGGTAGAATCTTTCTGACTCTTAGCTACCACATCATAACCACCTATCGAAATGATTCCTGGTTTTTTACCAGGATCTTTTTCAAACTCATCAATAATAAACTGACAAGTTTTTGATGTGAGTATGTTGTCGTATATCCCAATGAAATTACTCATCAACTCCACTCAAGGGCTTCTGCGACTGTAGGGAATTGTTCAACGAATACCTTTTGACAGGCTTCAGCAATCTCCATATGTTCTTTCTGTGTTCCATTTGCAGAACGCAGATTGATATAATGAATCCAAGAACGGCAAGAACCACTCATGTAGATTCTAGTTGGCGTGCAGAGAGGCAATACATTGCGAGCACACTCTTTGGCAACACCACGTTCCAACATCTGTTGGTAAAGAGACATTGAAGAAGTAAAAAGAGTCTCCATCTGTCGATTCAAAAGTTCAACAGTTTCTTGATCGAGATCATCAATACTGTTCTGACGATTCTTGGTGTCCTGACGACGGAGCTCTGGAAGAGGGATCGCCTTCGAGAGTAGGGAAGAATCAGCATACCGTTGGGAAAACTCTTGAAACGTAAATGAACGATGACGCAAAATTTGGGCCGCGATTGCACGGGTGGTCTCAATTTCCAGAGTCATGAAAGATTGTTCAAACACACTCCAGTGATTGTGTTTAATACAGTAACGCAGAAGACCTGCATAGTTTTCATTGTCCTGATTGGCAGGATTACTCACCCTTGCCACATAAGCCATAGTTTGTTCAGCATCAGGAGTGACACTTACAAGTTTGACAGTCATCAACAATCCTCACAGTGGTTTTCTTTGTATTGTTTGCGAACCCGTTTGACCTCTTTGAGTTCTTTCTTGATCATTTGGTAGGCAGTTTCAGAGTCTATCTTATCACCTACCTCCATGGCAATGATAACTTCAATCCGTGTTCCGAAGTGAGATAAGGCTTTTTCGAAACAATCTAGTTCTTCATACATTGGCGTAATATGCGAGGTAGTATTTCACAATTCCAGCAGTGCTCACATTACCCTGAGATAC